GCGCAAGCTCGGCCTGCACGAGGGGCCACATCTCGTTGCTCGACAGGCCACGGTTGTACAGGTGCGCGGTATACGAGCGGATGCTCTCGTAACGCATACCGGCTGTGACGCTCTCCGGCAGCTCGTACTTGGGCGCACCGACCTCGGCAAGGGGCCCGCTCGTTGACCTCACCTCACGAGCGGGTCGCCACATCTGTGCCGCCAGAGCCCACTCGATAGGCAGCTCGGCGATGGGCTCCTCGTCATCGAAGCTGAACGAGTGATAGACACCCAGCGCCCCGTTGTCCTGCACGACCACGCTGCCGGGTCCGACGAGATAGCCCTGACCGGGCTCATCCAGCGGCCAGCGCGTGACGACTCCGCCGAACATCGGACCACGCGGTCGCTCCACGGACTCCGGCCAGCGATAGAACTTGTGCTGACCGTTGGGGGTGAACGTGGTCAGCGTCTCGGGCAGCATCACGCCCAGCGTGTCGCCGACCTTGGACAGCAGCTCGGGCGCTTCCTTGTCCACGTCCCAGCCGAAGCAGCCCGGTGGGGGCAACACCGCATAGTTATGCGTGCCCGGGTTGGTCAGGAACACCGCCGGGTTGTTCTTGGCCGCTGTCGGCCAGTCAGCCGGGGGCGGGTACTTCTTCTCGGTCGGCAGCGGCATGATGCTGAACCCGAGAGCCTTGAGCTTGAGCGCCTCGACGGCGACGTCGGGCAGGGCGCTCGTCCGGGCGGCACGTCGCTGTTCGACCTCGTCGGCCCCGGACTCGTCAATCGGCTCATCGAGCGTGTGAATAGGAGGACGACCGGACGGTCCGTCCGGTGGTTCGTTCGCGGCCATGCTGTTCCTTCTTGGGTGACGATGATGCCCGACTCAGAGCGCTGCTGTCTGGACCGCGAAGTCTAGCACCATGTGCTACTATGTGGCTCGCCTCTTGGGTGCTACGGCTGGAAGCGTTGCTGTCTCCCGCCCCCGAGCGCCGCAGGCAGCATGAAGCCCCGACCGTTCCCGGTCGGGGCTTCTGCATTGACGGGCCTAGAAGGGCAGGTCGTCGGGGACGGCCTCCTCGTCGGTCAGCTTGCCCTCGGAGAAGGCGGTCTGGACGGGCTGCGGGTTGACCGGCTCCCCGGCGGGGGTCGGCGCGGGGGCGGGGCCACGGCGGACCGGCATCCCCGACACGCCATCGACACGCGGCCAGCCGTCGTCAGTGACGCTGATGGTGACGAGGCACTTGAGCCCGACGAGGTCCTCCATCTCCGCCGACATCCACTTGGCCTTGTCGGAGCCGAGCAGGGCGACGAAGTACTTGAACAGGTTGGACTTCTCGGAGCTGGGGTCGCGCCCGGTGATGGACTCGATGCGGTCATCGACGCCGTCGATGACGAAGTTCCATCGCAGGATGGGCACGTTCTGACCGGCATTGCGTCCGGTCTTGGGGACGATGATGTCCTTCTCCACCGAGGAGACGACAGCTTCGTAGGTGGCGGCTTTGATATCCGCCCGGGGCTGGACTTCGACCAGCGGCATGGTTCACCTCAAAGTTGGGTAGATGGGTCGGTAAGTGGTAGGGTCAGGAGGCTCCTCCGTCGGCAGGTTCGTACGTTGTAGATTGTAGATGTTGTGACAGATGACGTCAAACCACGACAAGTAGCGCGGAAGCCCCGCAAGGACCAGCGTCGCGTCAAGCGCGTGACCGGTGACCTTGCCGAGCTGGTGCGTGACAGGACCCTCGCCGACGTCAAGGCTGGCAAGCTCAAGCCGACGCTCCAGCACGGCCTCATGGCCCAGCAGATGATTGACAAGCGCGAGGAGCGGGCGGCTGACCGGCAGCTCGCCATCAAGCTGGCCCGGATGCTCGGTGGTCGGGTCCCGCCGGAGGGCGTCATCATCAACGTGACCCCGGAACAGCGTCTCTTGGCCGCACAGGGCGAGGAAGGGGAGGAGTTTGACCCAACCGACCTCGCTGCACTCGGAGAGTGAGTCCTTCTCCTACGAGGACATCACCAACCAGCTCATCGAGCTGGACATCATCGACCTGCTGCACAAGGGGCGCTGGGATATGCGCTCGTTCAGTAAGGATGTGCTGGGTATCGACGCCCATTCGGGCCAGCAGGCGCTGTTCGACCTCGCTTTAGCGCGTCTCACCGACGGATACAGCCCTGCCTACCTGACGGTGACCTGTAGTGCGGGCAACCGTGCGGGCAAAACCCTCGGACTCGCCATCGTGGTGGCCCATCAGACCCTCTACAAGATGGGCATGCCCGCCCCAGAGCCGGACGACAGCTCGTACAAGAGCTGGAACTCCGCTCCCTACGACTGGTACCACTTCGGCATCAGCCAAGAGGTCGCCGAACTGCTCCATCTGGAGCTGCGCCGCATCCTGATGGGGGTCCATGAGGCCCAGAAGGGCAACGGCTGCCCGCTGACCGAGGCTCTGGGCACCGATGTGGCCGAAACCGAGCGCAAGGAACGCGGTGAGTGGGCGTGGTTCAAGTGGTCCGACCTGCTCGGCGGGGCCGAGATTCACTTCAGGACCACCGGTGAACGCGCCCTGTCCACCCTCGGACGCGACATGAACGGCTGGTCGTGGGACGAACCGGCCTTCGACCCCAACCTGACCTTCGTGTTCGATGAGGTCCTCAACCTGCGGCGCATGAGTACCGGTGGTCAGGCCTTCCTCATCGCCACCGCGACCGAGGGCAGCCTCGCGTACGAGGAGCTGTTCCTACGAGGTGACCTTACGGCCCCCGACAGGCAGCCTGATTACGCCAGCCTGCGGATGAGTACCCGTCAGAACGTCGGCTACGGCATCTCCCAGACGCAGTTCGACCGGATGCTTCGCACCATCCCCGAGGGGTTGGTCCCACAGAACATCGACGGCTACTTCATCGAAGCTCGACTCAGCTACTTTGCCAAGCAGAGCGTAGTCAAAGCCTTCGACTGGAAGCTTCCGCCGAAGACGGGCTACCTTCCGGGTCACAAGTACGCCCACGGGGTGGACCCGGCCATCTCGTACGACAGCACTTGGTCGGTCGTGCTTGATATCACCGACCCGGAGATGTGGATTGGGGTCAGCGCGGCCCGCAGGTCGGGTCGCCAGACCGCCGAGAGCATCGTTGGCCTCACCTCGGACATCCACCACGAGTACGCACAGGGGCGGCAGTGTACGAGCGCCATCGACGCGACCGGTTTCGGGGGGAAGGTCTTCCGTTCATTGCTCCAGTCCGCCAGAGTACCGGTCATCGCCGTTGAGTTCGGGGGTCGAGCATCGGTCAAGCAGAAGATGCTCGGCAACCTGCGAACGGCACTTGATTCCGGGCGGTTGTACCTGCCACAGGACGGGGAGTGGCTCATCCTGCGTCGTCAGCTGCTCGCTTACAAGCTCAATGACAGGAAACTTGACACTGATGCTGTCATGGCGCTCATGCTCGCGGTCCGTATGGCGACCCGTTCCATCTACGGTGACGCTCGCGCCTTGCCTTTTGACTACTTCGGTGAGAACATCCCATCTCGGGTACCGCCTGTCACGCCATCGGCACCCGAGGTCCCACGGCGTTACGTTGATGACCGGTCCACCCGGCTGGACACGCTCACGACTGCGACCGTCGTACCCCTGAGCGGCATGCTCAAGAGGTAGCACCGTGGCGGTTGCCGTTCTCGACATCAACCGGGCCGTCTCACTGGCCGCTGGCGAGATGTCGGAGGAAGAGCTTCACGTCTTTGAGCTGATGCGCCGTCGCATCATGGACTCGGACCCGGAGATGAACGTCTTCCGCAACCTGTGTGACAGGTACGACAACCTGTACTTCCCGCAGGGTTTCACCGAGGGTGGCGCGTCCCACTGGTCCTACCACAAGAGCGCCAACACGCCCGGTCGCAGCCACGTCTCGGTCAACTCGTACGCCGCCTACGTCGATATCCCCGCCTCGCTGACGTCGGTCCCGCCGGTCGAGAACTTCGTGGCCTCCGACGACGAGAAGTCCGAGGTCAACGACCAAGAGAACTCGATGCCTCGCGATGTCGCCAACATGGCCGAGCGCATCTACATGACGTGGAAGGACACCGACGACGTCGAGTTCAAGGGCCACTCCGCGTGCTTGGTCAAGGGCCTCTACGGTCGGACGGCTGCCAAGGTCTACTGGCTCGATGACGAGAAGCGTCCGACGATGCAGATTATCGAGCAGCCCCGGAACCTCCGGTTCGGCTACAGCTCTAGCGACCACACCAAGCTGAGCTGGGCGGTCTACACCTACCTCATCAGCGCCGATGCGGCAGCCGAGGAGTACGGCCTGCGGGTCGAGGTCGGGCGTGACGTCAACACCGGGATGCCCTACCCGTACGTCGCCGCGACCGGTGACCTTGATGTCGGGGCGTGGGTCAACATGCCGAGCGAGCTGCGGCTGGAGGTCTACGACTACTGGTATCGCAAGCCGGTCAAGAACGCGACCTTCGAAGTGGGCAAGCCGGTCAAGTTCGAAACGTGGAACGCCATCTTCATCGGCAACGTCTGCATCCAGCGCAAGAAGCACGCCGAGTACAAGGGCCTGTTGCCCTACGTTCCCCTCACCAACACGCTCATCCCGGGCACGACCATGGGTCGGCCCGAGTTCTACGACATCGAGCAGCTCATCAGGGAAAAGGACGAGCGCTTCAGTGAAGCCGCCCAGATGATGTCGCGTGCCATCAACGGGCAGTACTGGCAGCTCGTCGGGCCGGAGAGTCCCGACGTCGTTCCTCCGTCGCTCCGGCCCACACCGAATCAGGTCATCGGTCCCGGTGCGGGCAACCGCATCGAGGCCATCAGTCCGTGGATGCCGAGCTTCCAAGTCGAGACGCACCTCGCTCGCATCGACCGGGAGCTGAACGACGTGTCGGGGCTCAACGACCTGTTGCGCGGGCTTGCTCCCCCGCAGGTCCTGTCGTCGGGCAAGGCCATCAACGCCTTGGTCGCGAACTACGAAGCTCGCATCCGCATCAAGCGCGACATCTACTACCGCTGGCGACGTGATGTTTGGGAGCTTGCCCGTACGCTGTGGGCTGCCAAGACCCCGGAGGTGCGCGACATCCTGACTGCGCCGTACCGGCACGACATCGTTCCGCCCACGCTCACTCCGCGTGACGACGCCGAGACGGCGACCCTCGCGGCCAACCTCGCCAGCTCCAAGCTGTGGTCGATGGCCCGGGCGATGGACCGAGTCGGCGTCGATGACCCGGAGATGGAGCAGGACATCATCCGCGAGGAGCAGACCGACGCCACGCTCAACCCGGCGGCGGTGATGACGATGGCCCAGATGCTGACCGTCCTCAAGCAGCTCGGCATCCCCGCCCCTGCCGAGGCCGAGGCTGCTGCCGCCCAGCAGCAGCAAGCGCTTGCTGCATCCCGATTGCTGGGCGGCGGGCAACAGGGTAGCCCGGAGATGAACGCCGAGGGCGAGCAGCCGATGCTGCCACCGGAGGCTGGCATGCCCGCGCCGCCGATGGGCGCACCGTTGGGCGCACCGACAGCGGGACCGGAAGGAGCCGCCGCGCCCCCGGGCGGCATCGAGGGTCAGATGATGATGCAGCAGATGACCCCGACCGAGGGTGAGCCCAAGACCCGCATCCTGAGCCAGCAGAAGATTGTTGGCTGATGGCCCGACGAGGACGCTTCGGACGGAGGCCGCGCTCTTCACCTGACCTCACCTCGACCATCGTGGCGATGGCCCGTGAGTACCAGAACATGCGCGACCGGAACATCGTCAACTCGTGGGAGAAGGGCGGCAAGTTCGAAGGCAAGCAGGTCACCGACGAGGCCTTGCTGTCACACCTCAAGAGCCGCGCTGCCGGGTTGGCGAAGGACGACCCGATGTACGACGAGGCGTCGCAGCGCGTCGATGAGTACACCTTTTCCATCTCCAACAGCAAGATGGAGCTGCGCTACGCGCAGGGCAAGGCCAGCGATGCGTCGATGGCGAGCTTCTACAACAAGTGGTCGGGCAAGCTGCCCCAGAACTCCGAGGCGTGGCGGAACATGCAGACCCTCGCGGCCCAGTACCGCGACCGGGCCAAGTCGGGTGGGGGCGGTGGTGGTGGCGGAGGTGGGCATGGCGGCGGGCGGAGCGGGGGTTACAACTCCGACGTCAACCGCATCCCGGCCAAGAAGGAAGTCGCCTACGACACCATGGTCGATGCGCTGACCGAGGTGGCGCGGCGTGAGGGCATCCTCAATACCAAGCGCGAGACGCTGGCCGACCTGCGAGTCGCCGAGGGTGACGCCTCGCGCATGGTCCAGCTGCTCAACATCTTCAACACCGAGCCTGCCTACAAGCCGTATCGCGACAGCTTGACCGCACACATCAGGAAGTGGGGCAACCCGAACTTCAGCGGCAACTTCACATGGGACACGCTTCAGGCCGAGAAGGTCAACAAGGTGGCGGGCCTGACCGGGCGCATCCAGAAGGCACAGAAGGCGGGCCACGCGACCGACACCAAGAAGCTGACGACCGAGCTGGTGGACGGGGTCGAGGTGTTCAACACCCTGACTGCCGCGACCCCGCTCGCCCGCTACGAGGACGCTCGCGACATCCTCGACACGCGGGTCGAGAACGAGAGCGCCACGCCGCTCGACCGTTACCTCGCGCTTCAGGACTACACCAAGTCGCTCATCAAGATTCATCAGGACGTGTCGGCCATCCCGGCTGACATGGACCCCAAGGTGTCGGTCACAGCCGGTCACCTCAACAACGAGATTCTGTCGCTGACCGGCGGCGGTGCTGACTTGAACGCACCGACCCTGTGGGAGGACAGCCGGGGCACGGTCGCTGGCTACAAGCAGCAGGGTGGCGGCGAGACGTCGAAGCATGCCGAGGACTACCGCATCCTGCGCGAGCAGGTCCTGCGCCTGACCGATGGCACGGGCGTGGTCATGCGCGTGGACGAGGACGGTCAGCCGACCGACCGGACCGATGCACCGTACGGCGTGGTCGAAGCTGCCAAGGTCGGAGCTGGCGTGGCGTGGGTGCCGACCGGCGGGCACCTGCCCAAGACCATCGACTTCGAAGGCAAGACCATCGACATCTCCGGGGTGATGACGGCCATCCTGCCGGTCCCCGTCTACACCGATGCCATCGGACCAGCCGACTTCACCGGGCGACCGACGGCGGCGGCGGGCAAGCCCAAGAGCAACGCCAACGTCGCGAACATGTTCACGATGCCGGATGGCACCAAGCTCGCCCAGTACTGGGACTCGTCAGGTGCGGTCCGCTGGACGAACGACCCTGACTCGCTGTTCGTGGATGCGACCACCGGGGCACGGCTGACGCCCGAGGACACCCGCGATGGCTTGCGTATCACGATTACCAGTGGGCCCAACGCCAAGACCTACGACCCACAGTCGGCCATCGACCCGCAGTTCAGGGACCCGAACAGCGCCAACCAGATGGTCAACAAGGTCGGTCGCTCGTCGTTCACGGTCTGGCTCAACAGCACCCGCTCTGACAAGAACGACCCGGGCGTCGCGTACGCGATGGACCCGCAGGTCATGGCTGCGGCCATCACCAAGGAACTGGGCACGACCAAGCCGGACGAGCTGGTGGCTGCGCTTCGCGAAGCCGAGTCAGCCCGGACCGATTACCTTGCTAAGACGCCTGACATCGAGCGCCGCATCCGGGCTGCTGCCGAGCAGGGCCGGACGGGGACGGTCGCCGACAAGCTGGGTGTCGAGGGCTACGCCGACATCACTGGCCTGAGCCGTGACGTGCAGGACTTCTACGCTCGGTTGCGCAACAAGGCTGCCAGCGGCGGCATCGTAGAGGATGCGCGTGGTGCGACGGCGGAGTTCATGCGTGGTGAGACGGGTGAGCGTGACTCGCTCATCCGCAAGGCCCTCATGCAGGACCCGTCGGAGCGCCTGCGTATCGCGGCCATCGAGGGGACTGGCGGTCTGATGCCCAGTCCGGTCGCTTCCCTGCTCGCCTCCCAGCAGAGCAAGGCCGTCCTCGGCCCGGGCATCAACGGGCAGCCCCTGTCCGGTCAGGCGGCGGTGGTCCAGAACTTCAAGAACATGACCGCCGCCCAGCTCGGTGGCGCTGCTGGTGCGCTCGGTGCCGCGACTGCGCCGGTCATCAGCCCGTTGCGCGGGGTGATTCCGACGATGGGCGCTCCGCGCTACCCGACCGGTCCGGCGGCTGGCCCGACTGCCGTTGCTCCTCCGATTAGTGCCCCGCCTGTCAGGCCACCGCCGCCGAAGCCGGTGATGACCGGCACCGATGCGCACCCCGGCAAGGCTGCCGACGACCGCATCAACATCGCGCCGCCCACGCCGACTTACTACTACTCGGGTGGTCCGGCGGCTGGCCCCAATGCGGGCAAGTCCTCGTATCAGTCGGCTTTTGACCGCGAGCGCGGACGCTAGATGGGCCTGCACGAGATTCTTCAGCGCACGGGAGCGCTCGGAGGTGGCTCAGCTCCGACGAAGTCAGGCTTCAGCGCGAGCCGCTACTACTCGCGCAACGCCACCTCGGCCAAGTCGTTCATGGCACCACCGCCGTCAGCCTCGACGGGCGGTGACCTCGACACGCGCCGCCCCTATGCCGGTGTGGGCAAGTCGTCGGTCAACCTGTTCGGTCGGCCCGTCACTCAGAAGTCCGAAGCGCTGCTGGCGAAGCCCGGGGCTTTCCAAGGCGGGGAAGACAAGGGCGGTTTGCTCGGCATGGCAGCTGGTGCGCTGGGCAAGTTGGGCGAGCTGCCGTTCGCCGAGGCCATCCCGTTCATCGGTACCGGCTTCTCGCTGATGCAGCAGCAGCAGAAGGCCATGTCGATGGAACTCATCAAGGGCCATGAGCAGGAATACACGACGTGGGCCCAACAGCAGGGGGCGGGTGACGCCAACACCGACTGGATGCAGAACACTCGGATGATGACCGAGTTCGCTCGTATGCGGGCGACCGAGACGGGCCAGATGTCGAAGCTCCTCGGGGGCATGGCCTTGACTCCGTCCGACGATAACCTCGGCGGGCTGGCTCAGTACGTGTTCACCGGGATGAACGTCGCATCGCAGGGCGTGCAGCGTCACCTCGGTGGGCTGGGCGGTGACCAGCGCATCAAGGACCTCGTCAACAAGAGCGACTTGCAGCTGGAGAACAACCCCGACCTCATTCGCATCAGGGAGGACGTCAGGTCCGGCAAGCTCAAGCGCGACGCGGCGCTCGATGAGCTGACCTTGGCGGGTTATGGCGTGACCGAGCCTATCGGCCAGTCCGCGCCTATCACCGGGCTGCGCGAACTGGGCAAGGGCACCCCGTTCCAGCTGTTCGGCGAGGTGAGTGCAAACCTCATCGCCGCCGGGGCGAGCTTGGGCCTTGAGACGTTCACTGACCCGACCAATCTGTTGTCCTTCGGGGTGGGTGGTGGCGTCAAGATGTCGGCTAAGGGCGCGGCGCAGGGCCTCACTCGGTTGCTGGCCGATGCTGGTGAGGCGGCGCTCAAGGACGGTGTCGAGAAGGGGCTGGTGCGGGCAGGCACCGACGCCGCCAAGGAACTCGCCATCCAAGGTGCAGCTCGTGAGCAGGAGCGCCTCATCTCGATGCTGCCCAAGGGCGTTGAGGCGACCGACCGAAACCTGATGCGCTACGGGCTGATGGCGAAGGACCCGGCGGTCAAGGCCAGCATGGAGTCGGTCGGCATCCTGAAGCGCCCGTTCGTTGCCAACCAGCACGTCCTCGACTGGATGCAGAAGGCCGAGAACGTCCTCGACCCGCTGAGCTTGTTCGGCTCGGACCGGATGGGACGTGCGGCCAACAAGGCCGTCTCGCTCCACATCATCAACGGTGCGACCAACTCGCTGGGCAAGCACAACATCGCCCCGGTGATGACGGCGCTGGAGAAGGCGGGCGTCAGCATGGACCGCATCTCGGGCGACCTCGGCACTGCCTTCGCCAACGTGGCCCAGCAGGTAGGCGGCGAGTCAGTGGCTCGGCTGCATACGCGGCTGGGCATCGGCGTGGAGGACGCCGCCGACCCGGTTGCTCTCACCAACATGGGGCAGGACATGCTGTCCCGGCACGGCAGGGACGTCGAGAGTCTGGTCCGCCACAAGATGGACAAGGTCAAGGACCTCATCGTGCCCGAGGCGGGCGAGACGATGGAGACGGCTGTCGCCCGTGAGCGCAAGTTCGTCGGTGGGCTCATCAGCAAGATGTACGGCCTGTCCGACGAGGTGGCCCTCGGTGTCACGGCCAAGATGTCGCCCGACCAGCTGGCTGTGGTCCGGTTCATGCAGTACGGTCACATGGCCGACGGCCTGCTCAATGCCCGGACGCTCAGCAAGGCCGAGGTCGCGGCGATGGGGCTGACCCCCGAGTTCGTGGACCGCATCATCTTCCTTGGTCCCACCCAGCTGACCAAGTCCCGGGCGTTCGAACTGCGCAAGGCCATCGGGGCCCGCGACATCGGCGAGGTGCGGCGAGCCATCGGTCAGTACGACGTGCTGGAGTGGAACCTGTCGCAGGCCCTGTCTGACGACGAGCTGCTGACCCGGGCCGACGAGCTGCTCGACGGGCTGGCCGAGAACCTGCCCGATGCCATCGACCCGGCCTCGCTCACGCCCGCGATGCGTGCCTTCCAGCAGAAGTTCGGCGACTCGATGCAGCTGGGGCTGCGCGGTGAGGACGTGTTCGCCGTCGGCAAGAACAAGGCCGGTCGCATCACGTCCATTGACCCGTTCATGGACTACGTCCGTGGCGTGGACATGAACATGGGTGACATCAAGCCAGCTGGTGTCGTCTCGCAGCTGACCGGTCGCCTGCTCAACAGCATCTCGGGCTCGCAGATTGTCATTGAGCAGAACCGGCGCTTCGCCCAGCGTATGGCCGAGAACGTCGGCCTGAGCCGTGAGCAGAGCGACCAAGTCATGCACCTCATCCGGCAGGAGGCTGCCATCCACGAGGTCAGCTCGGCGCGTGGCCTGTACAGCAATGAGCTGTACTCGGCAGCCCAGCGGGCGCAGCTGCCGCAGGTCCTCAAGGACAAGATGACGACCAAGCAGATTCAGAACGCCATCTTCTTCGCGCACGAGGGCTCGCTCGGCAAGGTCGGGCTCAGCCAGAAGTTCACGGGGCGGCTCAAGGCTGTCGAGGCGAACCGGCTTGGGACCACCCGGCTGGGTACGCTGGCCGAGAGGTACTACCCGAATGTCCGCTTCAAGTGGAACCCGTTCTTCCAGTTTCAGGAGGGCATCGAGACACCCGTCCTGCTCATCGCCCGGGGCATGGCCTCGCCGGGGCAGTTCACCGGTCCGCTGACGGGCGTGCGGGCGGGCCTGCGCGAGGCACGCGGGGCTGAGCGCGGCAGCAAGCTGGCCTCGTTCTGGGAGGGTAAGCGGGCCGAGATACAGCGAGCCCACGACATCGACTATCAGACCGCCGTGATGATGGATGCCTTCGCGTCCGACTCGCGCTACGCGACCGACATGGTTGAACACACCGACGTGGTCCGGTACGGGTCAGCGGCTGCGTCACGAGCCGCGTCGTCGTCCGAGGGCAGGGCGCTCACCGCCCTGCTCAACGACAACGGCGTGGCCCGGGTCAAGACCCGGGGCCAGCTCATCGCCTTCCGCCGGGACCAAGGCGACAACATCAAGCGGATGCTCCAGCGCGAGTCACCCGTCCAGTGGAACGCGATGCGGGCTTACTACAGCTCCCTTGGTGTCACCGACGAGGGCGAGGTGGCGGTTCGTTGGTTCAACGACATGCTCATCCGCAACGACCCGAACGCTGCGTTCAGCGCCGTCATGGCCCACAACAACCCGGCTGAGTTCTTCCGCCCGAGCTTCCTCGGCAAGCGTGCCCGCTGGTCGGAGAAGGTCGTGATGGAGGGGCTGAGCGGCGAGATGCTGGACGAGGGGACGACCTTCGCCCAGCTCCGGGCCCGCTACCTCGACCCAAAGGACACGGTCGTCACTCCCGGCTGGATGGAGGAGCGGCTTCGCGCTCTCGGTGCCGACGAGCAGTACATCGAGAAGACCAAGTGGCGGATGGAGTACCCGACCGAGGCGGAGTTTGAGGCCACGCTGGCCGAGATTGGTGGCCCCGAGGAAGCCGCCCGCATCATGGATTACCACCGCATCGTGGCAGAGGACGAGGGTCTGCCACTCATCGAGTCGCTGGCCGACAAGTACCACGGTGCGCCCAAGTCGCTGGACGAGGCGACCGGCCAGTGGAAGCCGACGACCTTGTTCCAGCTGACCGTCGATGCTGCCGAGGCACGGGGCATGTCGGTCGTCCCGCTCGACCACGAGGCGGTCGTCGTCGGCGGCAAGATGGCCCAGATAGGCCAGCCCAAGATGCCCGACATCGGGCTGCCCCCGGCTGTCGCCGAGCTGGAGTGGGAGGGTCACGCGCTGGCTCCCTACACCGAGCTGGTGCCGATGAACCTCATCGCCGACATCCAGCCCGGGAACGCCCTGCGGATGACACCGGCTGAGCTGAACACGCTGGCTGCCGACATCAAGTCGAACGGCATTCGCGAGCCCATCCAGCTGACCTATGGCAAGGCCGACCGGACGGTCAAGGTGGACGAGGGCAACCACCGGGTGGCGGCGCTCATCCAGCTGGCAGGCGAGAAGCCGGACGCGCTCAAGGGCGTCAACATCCCGGTCACCATCATCCGCCACGAGGGAGCAGCCGGGGGCACGGCGGTGCGCGGAGCGTTCGCCGATGAGTTCGGCTACGTCCCGGCCAACCTGCGCCCCTCCGACATCGGCATCGGTGACGCCGAGTCGGCTGCCATCCGGCGGCACGACACGGCGCTGCGCCGGGATACGGCGGTGAAGGACCTGACGCCCGCGCAGGCGAAGGGCCGCACCTTCCAGCAGGCCCGGGCCCAGCGTGCTGCCGACCCGAAGGTCGGTACGCCCGGGCTCATCTTGGGTGTCGAGGACGGACGGCTCATCGCCCGCAATGCGGACGGCAAGATTACGCACCGACTCGGTGGGCGCAAGACGCCACAAGAGTGGGTCGAAGAGTTGCAGAACAACATGTCCGACGAGCAGCTGGCCGAGCATGCCAGCTGGTACAGCGACATGCGCCGTGGGTTCATGGCTCTCAGTGAGAACCAGCAGGAGGAGGCGACCCACCTGCTGATGGCGTTTGGTATCACCCAGCTCAACACGTCCCCGGTCGATGGCATGAAGTTCATGCTCCGGGTGGTCGAAACCATGCGCCGGGGGCAGGACCTGCCCGCCGATGCAAAGGTCCTCCAGAAGACAGCGGGTCTGAACGGCTCGGCGCTCAAGCACTTCTTGGAGGAAGGCTATGTCTCACAGGCGGGGATGGGGCAGAAGCTCATCGACTTCGTGGACTCCCTTATCGGCGTGGACGGGCGGACGGTACCCGTACGTGGCCCCAAGGGGACATGGGGCGCTGTGGCGGGCGACATCTGGGCCAAGCGAGATGTCGGCTACATCGACGCCAAGATGCTCAAGCACCTCCAGTACGCCTACGGCGACGACTACGCCATCAGGAAGATTCGGGTCCGAGGAGAGAACGGGAAGCTGAAGGACAGCTTCCGGTTCACCGACAAGAAGAACGGGCAGAGCTTCGACATCGACGCCAAGCAGGTCGGTGGCAACCCGAACGATGTCGAGTACGACGCCATCATCGAGTTCTACAACGACGCCACCGACTACCTGAACCAGACGCGCTTCCTTGGTCGCACCGACTGGGTGCCTGCCGAGGCACAGGCACTGGGCTGGTTCAAGGGGAAGACCGTCTTCGGCGACGAGACGGGTGACCCGCGCACTGCCTTCTACGACAGCGTCTACTCGACCCGGGTGTCGCAAGTCGAGGTCACTCCGTCGGCTACGGCTCCGATGCATGTCCTCTACCCAGAGGTTTCGGAGCGCACGGCTCAGGCCATCGCCGGTAGGACGGCGAACCTGTTCAACGACGAGGCTTCTCGGCTTGCTGGCACCCGGACCATCTCGTCCAACCAGAGCGTCGTCATCGTGGACGGGCGAGCTGGCAGCGCCACGAACTTCGAAGTCATGTCTTCGCCGGACAGCATCCGCCGTCACCTCGCGGTGCTTGGTACCACCTCGGGACAGGCTCGCGTGCGGGCAACCCGGGCAACCCTCGCCAAGCCGACCAAGTCCAACGGCGTGCGACACATGGTCGAAGTGTCGTTCCCCAGTTCCATCGCACCGGACGAGATGCAGGGTGCGCTGCGAGCGCTGGCCGAGGATGCGCCGGAGTTCTTCGGCGACGCGGACCTGACTCGGCGGGCCGACGGCACGTATGTCGTCCGGGTGGTCGCAAACGCGGGCGAGAACCTGACCGACTTCACGGCCCGGATGAACGACGTCCAGCTGCGTGACCTGTACTCGACCGTCAGCTCGCCCGAGGGCTATGCGCGTGGGCGCTACGTCAACCCGGACGAGCCGATGGCAGCCGGTGCCCGGGAGCAGGGCATCAAGGACCTCGGTCAGCGCCGCATCCAGCAGTCCCTGACCGACGCCAAGCCCATCAACTACGGTGACAGCAAGCGAGCTGTGCTGGGTCGTGACCTGTGGGACAGCGTGCAGGCCGAGGTGGACGATGGCTGGGGCGGACTGACCGTTGACCTGCACAACGGCAAGCGACCCAAGGCCTACGGCGAGAAGCGCGGTGGTGGCCCGTACGCCACCGGCATCAGCGACACGACCAGCCTGCCGCTCGACGTCAACGAGGCCGACTTCCATGCGGCGGTCGATGCCTACATCGAGGCCCATCGCGGCGACCTGTCACGGCAGAACGCCTACCTCGGCGTGTTCCGTGACCCCGACCGTGGGACCATCGACCTCGACGTCAACCTGCTGGTCGATGACTGGAACGAGGTCGAGGGCGTCCAGCTCTACCTCCAGCGCCCGGGTGGGGCCTACGACTTCACCACCGGCAACGGGGTGTACAGCCCGAAGTTCGACCCGGCGTGGTCCAATGACATCAAGCGCGGCTACGCCGACGTGGTGGAGCTGGAGAACGACTGGACAGCCAACCCCAACGGCGAGGGATACGCACAGCATCTGGAGGACCAGCCCGATGTCCGAAGAGAACTGGACCGTGAAGGTCGGCAGTGGGGGCGCATGGTCTACGAAGACGCCTACCAATCCTTGGCAGCCCGGGAAACAGCCGCCCACCGAGCCGGAAGAGCCAACGCCGGAGCAGCAGGGTTTGACCTCACCGACCCCGCCGGATATCTCCAGCGAAGCCCCCGTGGTCGCCGAGCAGCCCGACTCGCTGCCGCTGACTCTGCCCGAGGACGACGCCTCTTCCAGCGAACCCCCGGGGGTGCCCCTCGTGGAGCCATCGAGGACGCCGGAACAGCCCTGAGTCAGGGCGGCAAGAAGCCGCGCCGCGCCCAGATATATGTCTCGCCCAAGCGCAAGGCAGCGGACACGCTCGCGCACGAGTACGCGCACGACTACGTCAACCGCACCCTCCAGCCGAGCGCCATCCGCAGGGCCAAGGCCATCTATGCCGGACGCGAGGGCACCGCTCCGACCATCGGGGCCAAGTCACGGCAGGCCACCCTCACGGTGGACGAGCAGGAGTGGCTGGCTGACCAGCTCATCGAGTACATGCGGCAGGGTCCCGATGCCATGCGTAACCCTGCTTTGGTCCCACTTGCCGAGCATTACAGCAAGTACCTGAAGGACCGCAAGGTCAGGGTCGAGGCCGACCCGACCGTCTTCGACGCCGAGGTCACCCGGCATCAGGCCGAGATGGCGGCGTACGAGGGGCGGCGTACGGCGCACGAGGCCGAGCGTGCGGCCAAGCTGGCTGAAGGTCCGGCTCCCGATGTGGTCGAGGCCGGTGTGCAGCGCGATGCTATCCGGGCTGTGCATGAGAAGTGGGACAACGCCGGTGCCCGCAACGGGCCGCGCATGGAGGGTGACCTTGTCAAGCTGGAGCAGCAGGGCGTTGATGTCACCGACGAGCTGAACCTGCTGGATGAGTACCAGACCATGGAGCGGCAGGACTACGAGAGCGCCGAGGAGTTCAAGGACGCCCGTTCCGATACGTGGGATGAGCTGCTCGACTCGCTGCGCAGCAAGCATGAGAACTACTTCGAAGACCTTGGGCTGGACGAAGCCGCACTTGGTGCCACACCGACCGACATCGGCCCGTTTGCCGAGGTTGCACCCACAGCCCCGGTCAAGCCGAGGGGCAAGATGCAGAAAGTCGAGCTGCATCCCGAGGTGAAGGACCTGTTCGACACCATCGACCGGACCCCGCCGACCCAGAACGCCTACAACTACGACGTCAACGAACAGGCCGCGCTCAACTGGATGTATGCCGGTCACCGCCGTTCCGACCGTGTGAGCAAGGACCTCATCCACTTCAAGTCCGACCGCTCGTGGCTGGAACGCAGCCTCAACCACCCGTACTTCGGGCTCTATCCGCTCAGTTACATGTGGGGCAAGATTCTCCCCGAGATGGTGGAGTTCCTCGCGCTCCGCCCGTTCGGCCTGAAGACCCCGTGGGTCGCCGCCGACATGGTCAACACCATGTACCAGCACACCATGAACCAGATGGAGAACGACCCCGAGCTGAAGCAGTTCATGGCCGAGAACGAGGACGCCTTCCGGGCTATCGGCATGCTCGTGCCCGGTGTGCCGTGGGACCTGCCGGTCAACAGTCCGCTCTGGCTGCGCCGCTACGTCGAGGGCGTGGCGACGAACCTCCAGAAGGACATCGACGGCGAGCAGCCCGAGGACTACAGCGCGTGGCAGGCATTCGTCACCGACGTCGATGCTGCTCGTATCGTCAGTGACACCATCGGCTACACCTCTGGTCCATCGCAGGGAGCAGAGACGCTGCTCGGCTACCCCGGCCTCGTCGCCAAGACCCTCGGTGGGCTCCAGCCCAAGTCCGAGGACGAGCTGGCGAACACCCCCGACTTCGTGCCACCGGTCCGCAACAACGAGTTGCCGCCGCTTCATACCACCGTCCCGCAACAGCCCGTGCCGCAGCCCGAGCAGCCTGAGTTCCCAGAAGGTTCTGTCGAGGAACTTCAGGCGAGATTGGGTGGCAGCTACGAAGAAGTGGTGAGTGCTATCAGTGGCGAGTAGACTTCCCCCTGTCCACGTCACCTCCGATGTGGTATCAAGTGGGAGGTACAGATACGGTGGCCCTATCGCCCGACAACCCGGCCCTGACGAACGGAGAGGCGCAGCCCGCAGCGTCACCTGCTGAAGGCTCCGCACCCGCCGTTTCTCAGTCACCCGAAGAAGTCGAGGCCATCTGGCGTAACCGGTTCAGCCAGCGCGACCGCGCACACAACGCAGAGGTCGAGGAACTCCGTCGTCAGATGGAGACTCTCCAGCGTTCTGTCGAGGGCGGGCAGGCAGGCGCAGCCGCAGCAGGCGGCGAACCGAGCTACAAGGTTCGGTACGAGCAGACGCAGCGCGAACTGGAACAGGAACGTCAGGCCCGACAGATGACGGAGCGCAGGCTCCGGTTCCCCGGCCTTGCGCAAGAGATTGCGCCGGATGACCCGCTCTGGGTCGCCGCCAAGGACGAGACTCTCGCCCGCCTGAACGCCACCTACTCCGCGCCGCCTCGGCCCGAGCCGACCGGTCACGTCGATGCAAACAACCCGGTGCGGACGACCGTCACTCAGAAGTCCATAGCGGACATGACCAAGGAAGAGCTGCTCCAAGAGCTGGCGAACCTTGCACCGCTTGAGATGGAGAGGGAAAGGCAGCGAGCGCTGGGCCAAGGATAAGGAGCCCCGCTCATGGCGAATACTTCAGGAACTGCCGGTGGCGTTGGCAGTCCGCAAGGTGGCGTTCAGGGATGGGATGCGGCGGTCAACGTCCAGCCCATTCCGCCGTCGCTTGCAGGCACCACCGCCGCTGGCGTCGCCGGTGCCGCGTTCAACCCGAACCCGTCGGGGGGCAACCTCGACGCCAAGTTCGCGGCTGTCGTCAGCACCCTCGTCCTCCGCAACATCATCCAGAACCTGCGGAGCCAGCCCGTCATCTCCCAGCTCGGGGCGTATGTCCGGGCGAAGAACGTCCCCGGCACCCGGGGGTTCGTGTACACCGCGTTCGCGGACCTGAGCCCCGCCGTCACCCTGCTGGAGGGTGTTCCGCCCGAGACGGAAAAGCTCCAGTTCGACAGCGCGTCCTTCTTCGGGACCCAGAAGGGCAAGCTCGTCGCCATCACCGACCTCGCGGACCTCATGTCCCCGTTCGACCTGTACTCGACGGCGGCGGAGAAGGTGGCGTGGAACGCCATCGACACGCTGGAGAAGGACATCGCTGCCCTGTTGGGCGGTGCCGACAACGGCATCGGCATCACGTCGGCGGCGGCGACCGCTGTCCAGCGCATCGTGGACTACGTCACGGCGATGAAGATTGCCGAGGTCCCGATGTTCCCCGACGGGACCTATCACGCCATCGTCTCGCCCACGGACGCGGGCAAGATTATGACCGAGGTCGGCGAGCTGGGATGGACCGACACCCAGAAGTACGCCAACCCCCAGACCCTCCTCAACGGGGAGATTGGGAAGTTCCGGGGCGTCCGGTTCATCGAGTCCACCCGCGTCGCCAACGACAAGTCCCTCCTGTTCGGCCCCGACTTCTTCGCATGGGGCGACTACCAGACCATTCAGGCCTACCGGGTTGCTCCCGGTGGCGACCACGCGGACCCGTTGGCCCAGCGTGGACTGGTGGGCTGGAAGGGCATGTGGGGCCTGACCACCGTCAAGTTCGCTGGCACCCCCGCGATGGGTCCGGCCACGAACATCACCGCCGAGCGCTGGACGCAGGCCGACTTCACCCCGTAGCAGCAACATGGGGGCGCAAGGTCAGTCCTTGTGCCCCCATCAGCCCTAAGGGGAGGTCCCTGTCATGCCGCGCTCGCCGACCTATAGCCCGCCCACGCTCGCAGAGATGCGGACTTTGGTGTCACGCACCCTGCGGGACGAGGGCAACACCGTCTTCGGGGTGGACGCTGTCAACGACTTCATCGCCGAGGGCTTGATGTCACTGGGCGGCTATCGCCCCATCGAGGCCATCGAGACGGCGAACTACGAGCCCATCGTCTACGGCGACACGCAGTTCATCCAGCCCCAGATTCTGACCAGCATCTGGCAGGTGGTCGCAACCAACCCGGCTGACCCGACCGCCGTCAATCAGGCCTACGTCCTGCCCTACACCAGCCCCGACCAGCCAGCTGTCCAGATTGGCTGGGACTTCTACTCGGGTGCGCTGTGGTTCGGGCGCTGGGTCGTCAACCAGATGGATGCGTGGTTCGGCCACATCGGGGCACCGCTGTCCATCGTCATGTACGGCTACCGGGACCGGACCATCCCGGGCAGCGACGACAACGAGGTCCTCGACCTTGAGGACGCCATCGACCAGCTGTGCCTGACCCGTGAGTGCAGGGCGCTGGGCTTCCAGCTCCTGAACAACGACCGGGCCCTGTATCAGCAGTGGCTTGCTGCCACCAACAACACCGACGTCAGCCCGACCCAGATTCAGGGGATGCTCAGCAACGCCGTCGGTGACGTCGAGCGCCAGCGCAAGCGCTCGGCTACCTACCGCCGGGTCCCGTCCATCGGCCCGCAGTACCTGTGACATGGACCTCGACCAGCCCATCAGCTACCGGGGATACGCCCTCAACACCGTCGAGATTCAGTCAGGTGATGGCAAGCGCCGTGGCTGCCTTGTCGAGGAGGCTGACTTCGGCACGGTCATGGGCGTGGGCTATACCGAGAAGCGAGCGCAGGGTGACGGCAACGACGCCTCGGACGTCTATCTCTCGGCCCGACAGGTTCACCTTCGTGGCTTCATCTACGGCGAGACGCGGGCCGATGCGTTCGACCGGCTTCAGGACCTCGTCTCGGCGCTGAGCCCGACCGGGGCCTACGCCGCCAGCCCCAGCCAGAAGGGATACCTGCCGCTGACCTTCGACACGCCGACCCAGAACTTCGAAGACTTCGGCACGGGCTGGCGGCAGCTTCAGGTCTTCGCCCGCCCGCGTGCGCAGCCCGCGTTCCGTATCCGGCGTGACACAGGCGCGGGTGGCAACCACCTCAAGGGCGGGGCCATCGAGTGGTCCGCCGACCTTGAGTGCAAGGACCCGCGCATCTACCTGCGAGCGCCTGTGTGGACGTACTTCAACGGCAGCGAGTCGGGACGGCTCCCCAACCGGGGTGACTATCCCGCCCCCGTGGACATCCTCATCGACATCGCAGCTGGGGCGGCAGCCAGTGGCAGCATCAGGTTCCAGATTGGTCTGGCCGACCTGACCATCACCGTGCCCAGCTCGGCCAACCACCGCATCCTCCGCTACTCGGCTTCGCTCGGCGGCATCCTGACGCTGGAGGAGAACGCCGTCGAGGCCCTGCGCATGGACCTCCTGACGCTGGACTCCAACGCCAACCGGCCTCTCGTCCGCCCGGGCGGCGACGACTACATCATCGGCAAGGCAGGGTCCTTCGTCATCACCGGCAACGGCATCGACACCGGCAGCCGGTTGATGCACAACGAGGCGTTCGCCTGACCGTGGCCTCGCAGCAGTTCCTGCTCTCGCCGACGCGGGACACTGCGATGCGCCGGACACGCACCAGTGAGAGCGCGGCGTGGAGTGCGTGGAAGCAAGCCAAGGGTGAGTGGCACCTGCTGGCTGGCTACGAGACGAACCACAACAACGAACACAAGTCCATCATCCAGTTCGCCCCCGACTGGTCACAGGTCGGCAAGCTGCTGAAGGCCGAGCTGTTGCTCTACTCGGTCACCGACCACAGCACGATGAAGCCGGACAGCCGTCACTCGGGCGAGTCCGACCTGATGATTACCCGCAAGCCCAACTCGTGGACCGAGACGGGTGGCGGCGAGGGTGGCTGGACCGGGGCTGTTGACTCCAACGACCTGACCGAGGACGCCAACTTCAAGCGCTGGTACAAGGTCCAGAGCTACGTCAACGGCGGGCTCAGCACGTTTGATGTCACGAGCATCGTCCGGGGCATCGCGCCGAAGACGGTCAAGGACCCTGCTGGCAAGGCCTGCCTTGGCCTCACCAACTACGGCTTCCTCATGCGCGTGGCCGGAAGCCTCCCCGAGGCGTACTACCACGACAACGTGTTCGCCTCCAAGGACCACCAGAACGTGGCCCTGCGCCCGGTCCTGCGCATCACCTACGAGCCCAAGGGCGGGCCGGGTCAGGTCTTCGGTGACGCGCCGGTCGGCGACTTCCCCGGCGGACCGGAGATGTTCTTCACCGGGCACTACGAGCCCGGTCGGAGCGAAGACCACCTGTCGAAGTTTCAGGTGCAGGTTCTCAAGCCCGGAGGCACGACATCGGTATGGGACAGCGGCCAGCTCATTGGCGGGGCCAACGATACGGCGACGAATACCTTCTCGGTCCTCGTCCCCCCGTCTCTCGCATCGCTGACGAACTACGACTGGTGGGTCAAGGTCTGGAACCAGCTCGGGGAAGTGACCGCGTGGTCGGACAAGCTACCCATCAGGAAGCTGTCCAACCCACCGTCGCTGAGCGCCCCCTCCCCGGTCGGCCTGACGTACGAGACGTTGGACGGAGTGACCTTCCAAGCCCTGTACGCGGACCCGGATGGACCGGCACGCCCGACCCGGGTGCAGGTACAGGTCCGGGGTACTACCCCTCCGGGCGACCCTATCTGGGACAGCGGCGGCGGCTACTGGGACAGCGGACTGACCCTCTACCCGGTGGACCCAGCGAGCCCGAGCCTCATCAGGGTCCGCTATCAGGGTGGAGGCCTCGACCCGGGCGGCTACTCGTGGAGGATGCGGGCGCAGGACGAGTACGACGCGACGAGCCCGTGGGTGTACGGGACGTTCAGCCTGACCAAGGGCTACGAACCCGAGCCCGGTGACAACGAGTTCCTGACCGGCTACGGACGACTCGGTCGCTTCCGTGTGCGCATCTTCGCGATGGGTCCGAACCGTGCCCCGGGCAAGCTCGTCGCCGACATCTACGACGCCGCCAACGTGGGCGGCAGCGAGTACTACAACGCACCGGGCGAGTTCTTCTTCACCCTTCCGGCCACGCATCCGCAGGTCAGCGTCATCGAGCCGTTCCAGACCCACTTCAGTCTGGAGCAGTACCGGGGGCAGGGCTGGCGTCCCATCCTGAACGGGTTGATGACCGACTTCGATGCCGACGAGGACGAGGCGGTCTTCTACGGGGTGGATTACATCGGCGTGCTGGGCATGCTCAGCGACGAGCGCTTCAACTTGGCCGCACCTGATACCCCGGTGGAGTCTGGTGGTGGCAAGTACGTCAAGGACACCATCAAGTACGTCGTCACCGACCAGCTCACCAAGGCCCGCGACGCGCCGAACAGCCCGGTCAAGTTCATCAACGTCGGCGACATCGCGAACATGACCGAAGAGGTCACCATCTTCGCCACGTTCAAGGAGCGGCTGGGCTTCATCAGCGGGCTCATCGACAGCCACCGGGCAGGCACCGGACGGCGCACCCGGCTGGTCTGCCAGCGCAACGCCGACTCCAGCTTCGAATGGCGGGTCATCTACAGCCCGGGCGTGGACCGCAACAACATCCGGCTGGAGTACGGCGGGCTGGTGCAGGGCTTTCAGGTCATCCCGTTCGGCCAGTGGGGGACCAAGGTCCACGGCATCGGGCGCACCGCCGAAGGGGCTAGGCCGTTCTACGCCAAGGAGAACGCCCCGGGCATTGACGAGGTGGTCTGGGGTTCGTTCCCCCGGGTGCAGGTGTGGGCCGACCTTGAGGACCAGAACGACCTGACCCGGCGGACCAAGCAGGCGGCGGTCAACGTCGCCAAGCTGGGCAAGCGCATCGCCCTCGGCATCCGCGTGGACAGCATCGACATCAAGGATGGCTGGGACATCTGCGACTCGGTGCCGGTGCGTATCCAGCGCGGCGTGGTTGATACCACGAGGTACGGCTCCGGCTACTGGACCATCTGGGGCTGGAGCTGGCAGAGCTACCCGGACGGGCACACCGACACCGGGCTGACCATCCTGCCCCGTGAGGACAACGTCCCGCCGAACCCCGACCTCATCCCCTCGGCACCCATCCTGAACACGCCCGAGTGGGGCGTGGACAACCGGCCTCCGACCGAGGACGACCTCAACGGCTGGTGGCTGGACACCTCGACCGGCGAGGTCTGGGAGAAGGACCAAGACGGCAACTGGGTCCTGACCGACAACACCATCATCGGTGCCCCGGGACCGCCCGGACCGGAGGGGCCACCGGGTCCAGCTGGGGACATCGGGGTCCTCGGGCTGTACGACTGGAAGACGGCAGCCACCGGTAACCCTGCCTCGGGTCAGGCCACCGCCTTCAGCTCCATCCTGACCGAGGGCAACAACGTCCTCATGCTGCACAGCCTGAACCTCGCAGCCGAGGACCATGCTGGCGTCATCGCCGCGCTGCTGCCTGACGACGTCATCCTCATCGAGTGGACCGGAGCTGCGCTGCGCCTGCCCGTGCGCGGGGCCGTTACCGGCGCGACCATCAAGTCCATCCCCGTCGGTCCGTGGCCCACCACCAGCCCGTCACAGCCACCGGCTGGCACGGACGTGACCATCACCATCGTTTACCCCGGTCCGCCCGGTGCGGAGGGCCCTGAGGGGCCACAGGGCATTCCGGGTGAGCCCGGGGCGGACGGCCCGCCGGGACCGATTGGTCCCATCGGCCCGACCGGACCCATGGGCCCGCCCGGTGTCGATGGCACTCGCGACAACATCGCCCCGGACACGCCCGTCATCAAGGGCACGCCCAGCTCGGCGCTCGTCCAGCAGGAGGATGGCACCCCGGCTGTTGCCATCACCGTGGTGGCGGGTTATGCCACTCCGCCCAGTGGGCTGACAGACCTCGCCTACTACGTCCTCCAGTCCACCCGCTTCGGAGCTGGCGGTGTGCCTGACTGGACACTGGCGACCCAGTGGCAGGTCCAGTCAGCGGACAAGACCGGCACGCTTGATACCACCATCGTCCAGCCCGGTGCCCTTGCTGCCACCCCGTACTGGGTGCGTGTCGCGGCACAGGACCTGTCGAACAACCGCTCGGCTTACTCGGCTGCCGTCCAGATGAACACGGTCGGCGATGACACTGGCCCGCCACCGCCCACCGACATCGTGGCTGCTGGTGGGATGAACGTCATCGGGGTGCGTTGGTCGCCCATCGCTGCCGATGACCTGTCCCACGTCGAGGCCCAGTGGCGCACCTCGCCCGCCGGTAACTGGCAGGCTGCCGAGGTCCCGGGCACGGTGTTCGTCATCGTTGGCCTCACCAACGAGCAGGCCTATGACGTGCGCCTGCGCTCGGTTGACCGCTCCGGCAACACGCTGGACCCCGTCGATGGGCTGAGCTACAAGATTGCCGACCTTGCTGCTGCCGAGAAGGGTTGGGTGTCAGGTGGGACGGCGACCCCGACTGCCCTCCCGGCCAGCTCGCTGGTCTGGAACGACGCCATCATCGGCAGCATCTTCAGCGGGAAGATTAACGCCGACTGGATTAAGGCCGGGTCGCTGACCGTCGGTGGGCAGGTCGGTAGCATGGCCGCTGCCATCAAGGTCGTGGACAGCGCCGGTCAGACCGTCGGGCTGTGGGATGCCAACGGCATCACCCTGCTTGACCCCCCGCGTGCGGGCTACGCGGGCAACCCCTCGTACAAGATGACGATTGACGAGGCGGGGCTGTTCGTCTGGGACATCAGTGATGCGCTCAACCCCATTGCCGTGGTCAGCATCACTCCGAACGGCATCGACGCGGCGAGCATCACCTTCGGCTCGGCCCGTGGTGGGCACAACATGATTCCGAACAGCTCGTTTGAGCTGGGTGCCTTCGGCCAGACTGTCATCACCCCGAATCTGTGGGATGTGGCAGCTGACTGGAACGCCACGAGGGTCGGTGCCGACACGAACATCACGACGGGAGCGAGCAACCTCACCATGACGACCGTCTGATGCCGAACGTCAAGGTCACCAGCGAAGCATCCGTCGCGACCCGGGTCGATACGGCCATCGCGGCTGGACTGGGCAACCACCTGCCGGTCGGCGACTACAGTGGCGCGGACTACCGCTCCGCCATCCGCTTCCCGGTGCCCGCTGGCTGGTCGGCGTGGACCGCCATCACCAAGGCGACGCTGACCGTCTACATCAGCGACTTCCAGCACGTCGGTCCGAAGAACAGCAGCATCTACTGCTCGCGCATGAACATCACTGCGCCCATCTGGAGCAAAGGCGCGGGCAGCCAGAACTGCGAGTCGGGCTTCACCGGTGGCAACAACACACAGGCCGACGACATCTCCTCGTCAAGCACTGACCGGGTGTCGTTCTCGTCAGGCACGACCGAGAACGCGGCCAAGACCATCGACGTCACCGCTGCCATGCGCTACTACTGGCAGAACGGTAGCGGCACGTCCAAGCCGGTGTTCGTGTTCGACAACAACGGGACCGGCCAGTACACCGAGCTGTGGGCGAATGGCAAGACCGGCGGCTACGACGCCACCCTGTCCATCGACTACGAGTCGCAGTCCGCGCCGACCGCGCCGACCCCGACGGGCCCCGCCAACGGGGCGGTCAGCCAGACCGACACCCCGACCTTCAGTTGGACTCACCACGACCCACAGAACGACCCGCAGGCCAACGCCGAGGTGCGCGTCTACGACGGTGGTGGAACGACCCTGCTGTATACGTGGAACCCATCGCCCGCCAGCCAGCAGTCGCTGGTGGCACCAGTCGGTTTGCTCCGGGGTACGACCTACCAGTGGGAGGTACGCACTGCCGATGCTGCCGTGGGCTACGGCCCCTACAGCGCACGCCAGTCGTTCAGCATCAAGGCCAACCCCGTCGTCACCATCAACGCCAATCGGCGGATGCTGTACAACGGGCAGCCCCGGCTGGCAGTGGACTGGTCGAGCGACCAGCCACAGGCGTACTTCCAAGTCACCGCTCCCGGCTACGACAGCGGGTTCAGGTCCGGCGGTGACCAGTCGTGGACGCTCGACACCCTTGCTCTCACCAACGGCACGCCCGTTACTGTCACGGTCACCGTCTGGAACACTGACTCTCCTGCTCTGGGGGCAGCGTCCTCTCGTTCTTTTACGCCACGCTGGGCGCTGACGACCCATAAGAAGACGCTGGCTGCGGTGCCGGTCAACTGGCAGGCCCCGGTCGTGGCATCAAACGTGCCTGCCGGGGCCAGTCTCGTCATCGAGTATGGCTCGGCGGCGACGGCTGGAGCTGGTGCCCCGACAGCGTGGTACTCGTCGCTCACATCGGTACCCAAGACCCAGTACCTGTGGTGGCGGGCGTGGTTCATCCCCAATGCCACGACCGGGCCGACTCTCGACAGCATCAACATCCCGTTCGACTCGACGGTCGCGGTGCTGGACAAGTGGGGCGTCAACTACGTCTGGCCGTGGGAATACAACGGCGGCATCGCGCCTCGCTTCAGCGTCGATACCGGTGAGGCCGTGTACGGCACACGCTCGCTGCGCGTTGACCCGGACGGTGTCGCGCCCTATCACCTCATGTACTCGACCTACATGAAGGTCCGCGAGGGCAGGTCGTACGTCCTGTCCGGGCTGATGCGCACACAGGGCGATGCTGTCGCGCAGATTCGGTTGCAGTCACCGTCGGCGGTATTCGTCCAAGTTGAGGCCGTCCACCTGCCGAACGTGCTGACCGACTGGGAGCGGTACAAGACCCCCGTCTGGGTGGCACCCGCCGACATGGACGTGTTCGTGTCGGTCATCTGCTGGTCTTCGCCCGCCGGGTCGGCGGCGTGGTGGGACGGCATCAAGTTGGAGGAGAGCATCGTCGCTACCCCGTGGAACCCGGCCACGGTGGGAGCAACGGTGGTCGATGCCGGTGGTGTGCAGGTCGATGCCACCAAGGGCGGGCTGCTGCGCTACAAGGGTTCGGCTGGCGGCGTGCGGGACGTGGTCGAGGGTGGGGCCAACGGGCTGCTGTTCGGCGGCGACGCCGCCGTGTCGAGCGATGTCGCCGGGGCGCTGACCGTCCCGCCCCTCGACGGCTTCGGGATGTATGGCCTTCGGGCGGGGCAGTGGGTGACCGGTGGCGGCGTCTGCACGTTTGACCCGTCCGGCAACTTCAAGTGGGCGTCGCGCTTCATCGTCATCGCGCAGGGCAACGGTAGCGACAGCGCGGCCAATGGCTACTACGACATCAACTGCCCGACATCTGGCGCGGTGACCACTGTCGGTGGAGCAAGTGCCCGGTCGTTCACGGCGGCAGGCATCACCATCGGTATCTGGGATGCGCTGTACGTCGTCCTGCCCAAGGGGCTGGGTAACTCCGCCATCACGGCTGCCGACTTCCGCATCGTTGGCTACCAGAATGCGATGGCCCCACCGCCGTCGAACTGGGTGCTGCTAGCCCTGCGCAACGGCGACGACAGCGTCCTGTACGTCGCCAACGGGCTGCGCATGCTCACCAACCAGAGCCTTCAGGTTGGCGGCGGGCTGGACGTCCGGGGTGGCGTCACCGCCAGCGACAACATCGTTTCGTATGGGTCGTTGGGTCTTTCCGGTGATACGTGGATTGGGCGCTGGTTTGCCGGTGCCCCGTACACGCCGGGACCGTTCAGGGCGGATGGCGGACTGTACGAGGGCGGCACCCGGCTCATCCAGCCAGCCGGTCTGCGTATCCAGCGCGGGTCGGTTCTGGTGTCTGCCAGTGCGTCGAACGTCGCAACGGCGACCGTCACGTTCTCGCCCGCGTTCTCGTCAGCTCCAATCGTCGTCGCCAGCGCGGGCATCTACAACGGCTGGTTCGCGCTCGCTGACAGCATCACTGCGTCCAACTTCCGTGCGCTCATGTCCCAGCGCGACGGCACCGCCGCGACGGTCGCCAACATGCCTATCAACTGGATTGCCATCGGCCCCGCATAGAAGGAGAGAATCATGAGTTTCAATGAAGCAGTCGTCGTCGTGCTGGCAGCGGTCGCGCTCATCCTCGGGCTCATCGAGCAGGCCCGGGCGCAGGGTCAGTCGCTCACCCACTGGGCCATCATCGCCCTCGCCGTCGCCATCCTGTGGCTTGAACTCGCTCCGTGAGTGTGGCCGAGGCTGCGCTGTGGGCCATCATCGCCATCTGTCTGGTGCTACTGGGTGCGCTCATCACGCCCGGTGTGGTGACAACAGAGCAGAAGGCTCCCGTGTTGGCAGGTATCATCACTGTGCTGTTCGCCATCGGCTGGCGCATGCGTAAGAAGGACGGCGAGTAATGGCCCGCTCCTATCCGTACGGCAAGGTCCCCAGCTCCAAGGGCACCATCGTCAGCGAGCGCTTTGAGAAGCCGTTCGTGGACTGCGGCTACTGCTCGGCCCAGATGGCGGCGCGGACGGCACGAGCGGGGGTATCAACCAACGGCAAGACCGAGGGTCATCGCATCCGGGCCAACGCCGGTCGTCCGCACTGGGTCGGCAGCAACAGCCGCGAGCTGCGCAACGGCCTGATGGGTGCCCTCAACGTCAACGTCGATGCCATCGACAAGGCACTCATCCTCGCCCGGGTGAAGCAGGGCTTCGCTGTCATCATCTCCCTCACCTACACCACCCTCCCGGGCTACCTCAAGACGCAGCTCGGCGACTTCGGACACAGCGTCATGCTGTTCGCCCATCGCAGCGAGGCAGGGCGTGACTACGTCGGCTACTTCGACCCGCTCTACGAGCAGGGCAGTCAGGCAACGTGGGCCCGCTGGACCGACATCGACCAAGCGTTGTGGTCCGGTGGGCACAACACGACCAAGGTGAAGTACGTTCCCCCCACGCCCCCGCCTGCGCCCCCGCCCACCACCGCCACCGAGGAGGACTACGTGAGTACGCCGCTCGTGCCCAAGCAGGTCAGCGTGCCGTCCGGCAAGTGGCTGTACGTCTGGTCTGACTTCCGCAGTGACCCCAAGAACATCAAGGTGGACCCGGGCAGGCACATGCCCCTCGCCGGATACACCAAGGCCGGTGACCTCGCCGTCGGCTACAAGCCCAGCTCCAACCCGCCCACCACCCTGACTGTGATGTACCTCAAGAAGGCGGACGGCACGGTCGTGAACTATCCGCCCCCGCCTGCTCCCCCGGGCGAGCCGACCGAGGCGCAGAAGCTCGCCATCAAGAAGCTTGAGTACCAGCGCGTGACCACCGGTAGCATCATCCAGTACCCGGAGCCACCCAAGTGACCGACGATATCGACACCATCGCAGCTGACGAGGACGAACCGGAGACGCCGTACGTCCCGGCCAAGCCGAGCCCCGACGATGAGAAGGACGTGGGCGAGGGAGTCGGAGAGGATGACGAATAGCACGGGCACCGCTGGGGGTGTCGGCAGTCCGCAAGGCGGGCAGCAGGGGTGGGATGATGGCTTGAACACCCAGCCTATCCCACCATCAAGAGAAGGCACGACCAGTGCCGGTACGCAAGGAGACGAGATGGCGACCACGAGGACGACCCGGACCAAGACCGACCGCGAGCGGGCCGAGGAGCAGGCCCAGTCCGTCGAGCGTGACGACAACTTCCAGCTCCCGCCCGGTGTCAGCACCAAGGCCAGCCGGGGCGAGGTCGAGACGACCGCGAGCGAGCCCGAAGAGGAGCCGCTCCTGACCGTCGAGGAGCAGATGGCTGGCGGCAGCGAGGCCCAGCTTGAGGCTCGCTCGCAGGCTGCCCTCGCCGAGGAGGAGCGGGCCCGGGCCGAGGCTCAGGCGCGGTCCATCGAGGCGTCGGCATCGAGCGCCGAGCAGGCCCGCAAGGGCAGCGCATCGGAGGGCCAGACGGAGGAGCAGAGCTAGCCCATGCCGTACCGGGTGACCAAGAGCGGCAAGGGATACCGCATCGTCAACAAGTCCACCGGCAAGACGGTCGGGCACAGCTCGACCAAGGCCAAGGCACAAGCCAGCGTGCGTGCCCGCAATGCGGGCGCTCACGGCTGGAAACCCAAGAGGAAGTGAGGGCAACATGAGCGACCAGACCGAGGAGCAGGTCAACAAGTCCCGCTCCGACGAGGCCAAGAACAAGGAGAAGGGCGAGGGTCTGGGCAAGCGTGAGCCCCAGAACCCTGACAAGCCCGAGGTCAACAACGACCTGCCGGAGCCGGAGCCGCCGACCCCGACCCAGCTGCCGACCTGATGGGCTCGTTCGCCCAGCGGGCGGGCTGGTTCGGCTGGCTGAGCGCTGGCTTTGGTGGTGAGAAGTCGGCGACTAGCAGCCCCGGCTCGACCAACGTGTTCATCACCTACGCCCGTGCGCTTCGTCCCGCGCCAGACTTCACCCAGTTCACCGCTACTGTCAACGGGGTCGCCAAGGGCGTGACACAGGTCACCGTGGGTGGCACCAACAACACCCGGTTGCAGGTCGTCTTGGCCGCACCGGCCCCCACCTTCGGGGACAAGGTCGTCATCACCTACACTCCGGGCGGTGTGCCCGCGAACCGGCTCGCGTATGCGAGCGGCGAGGAGCTGGGCGGCGGCAGCATTCCTATTACCACCGGCACCTAGTCCCGGCTTTTCCTTACCTGAGAGGACCCGCTTTTCCCCCGGAGGCGGGTCCTCTTCTTATGCCCCGGATACCACAAAGCCCCGGCGAACCGGGGCTCTCTCCGTAGTCCGCGACCCCTGAAGGCGCGGGCCACGGCGCGTGGCTGAAGGCGGGACTCCTGTCTACCCGCACCAGACCCGACGTCCTACAGCAAAGGACGGGTCCAGACTCACCGTTACCGGGCTTCCCTTCAGGCTCTGACCCCTGAAGGCGGATTGCTCCATTCCGCGCTGCCGCGCTTGCTTCGCTCCTCCTGCCCGCTCATCGCGTCGGCTGTATCCAGAGTCGCTCGGCCACTTGGAACCGGTGATGCATTACCCCCGGATTAGAGGGGTGTTCTGCCATCTCCATCCCCCTACCGGCCAGCAGGGGGATGCGTAAGGTAGAGCAGGTGCTGGCATGTTGTCAAGCGTCGTCGTCAGGTGTGTCGGGATGGGCTGCCACGTAGCGGATGTACTCCTGTTCCAACGGTGAGGGATAGGCCACGTTGACCGAGTCAACCTTGGCCGTCAGGACCCGGGCCATCTCGGGGTCGGTGTACTCAAGCGCAGCTGCTGCCTCGATGTAGGCCAGCGCCTTCTTGTCGGCCTCCGACCGGTTGCGTTCTCGCTCCAACAGCGCGTCGAGCAACGGATATCCTTCGCTCTCATCGAGCCCGGGAGCTGACGCTTGGGGTGCTGTCGCCTCGGGCTCGATGGCATGCTGGCGGGCACTGATGGCCTGTTCCTCCTCGGCTCGGCTGATGACCGGCAGCGGGGCGACCGGCTCGGTCGGGTGGATGCCGTTCTTCTTGCCCTTGCGGGGCAGATGGATGTTGACGACGGTTGCTGTCCCCATCCCGTTGCCTCGCTCGGTGAAGTCCAGCTTGCCCTGCGTGTGCAGCGAGTGAAGGACGTGCATCACGTCGTGTTCGCTGTCGGCCATGCCCAGTATCCGGCGCAGCTCGCTGATGTCCTTGACCTCACCGAGGCCACGGACCGTGTGCATGATGCGTTCCTTGAGCGAGCCCTGAGTCTTGGCCTCACCGCTGTTGATGCGGCGCAGGCGGGGCAGGTCAACGAGGACGTACTTGACCGTGCGCTCGGGCACTCCTGCTCGCTCGGCGATGTCGGTGTACGACGCCGCACCCAGCCGCTCGCGGGCGGCAATGATGCTGGCCTCTATCTCGGGCGTGACCCGCGTGTAGGGTCTTGACATATCGTCTGTCTCTCCTGTCACTTGACCGTCTCCGTACATGTGGATGTGGTGGGGGAAGAAGAACTGATGCTCGGCGAATGTGTCTATCTCAATGGCTCCTCCCGGTGCTTGGAATGGATGGTTCCGGTAGTTGGTTTGGTCGGGGGTATGGGGTCCTTGGTGGCGCTGCATCGAGCCGACCTCGATGACTTTGTTCGGGTAGCCCATCATCGACCAGCCCTCAGGCGTGAGCCGAATGTTCGTGGGCTCCTCCCTGTGCGACGAACCGTAGGGGTGGACGAGAGTGAACCGGACGAGGCCATGGGCACACAGTGAGTCGATGACGAAACGCAGCAGGGGGTACGGGTCGAAGGCATTCCACTCGGGAGCTGTGCGCCACAGGTCAGCGGCCAATGTCACGAGCGTGACGCTGCGCTGCTGTGCCAGCTGGACCATGACGTCTTGCTCGGTCTTGCCGAGGTCGGCGAATGTCGCCTTCTTCGGTGTGCCCTGCTCGGGCTGGTCCTTTGGCCGGGTCTTTCGCGGGCTCATCGGCGGACCAGTACAACCTTGCCGTGGGTGAAGCACTTGCCGGTGGTGTAGCGCCCGTCGAAGGTGCTGACGATGTCGGGCCGGACACCTGACAGGCACCCGGGCTTGGTGCATTCCCACTTGGGGTCACCCTTGGTTTCGTCCACCTTGGGCTCACGCTTCGGGTCTGTCCGGCGGAGCTGACCCGGAGCTAGCGTCTCGGGCTTTGACACCACCCGGTAGTAGGCCTCACCAGCCGGGGTCTTTTCGGTGACGATGACCCAGCCCTCGTCACGCAGCTGCTTGATGAGCGGGGCGACCCGCTCGATGTGGACCTTCGGCGTATTCGGGTCAGGGTGCGGCAGCCCAGCCTTGGACTGGGCGAGGTTGATGGTGTCGTACTCATCGAACCACAACTTGAGGATGTCGAGCTGCGTCAGCTCCCACGAGCGGGGCATCAGCGTGGCCCCAACTTGAACGCTTCGATGGCGACCTTGGCGATGATGCCCCACACGGCCAGACAGAACAGGACGAGGAAGGCGCAGCCCGCCACCTTGACCCGGTCGTACTCGTCCTTCATATCGGCACCACCTTGAGGCGTTCCGTGTCGGTGACGAGGGCGACGTTGACGTAGCCGTTCTCACCGCAGCGGAAGCAGCGCACCTGAAACTCGTGGGGCTGGTCGGGGTGGGGCTTGCCTGTTGCTGGCGTGCCATCCTCAAAGGGCAGGACCAGCCAGCCCAGTATCCGGTACGTCTCCCAGACGTTGGCCGCACCGAGTCGCTTGGTCGCGTTGCTGATGTGGTTCTTGAAGGTCTGAAGGCTGATGCCCAGCTTCTTGGCACCACCAGCCATCGTGCCCACTTCAGCCCGGGCGATGAGCGCCTTCCACTCCATCGCCGTGATGCCATGCTGCTGATGAAACGGCTGGATGCTGCGGTTCACGACTGCTTGACCCGGAGCAACGCGCCGCAGTTCGGACACTCCGAGAGACGATAGGGAGGCAGTGCGGCTTGGGCGGTACGCTTCCGGTCCTGCCATTCGTGATGCCCGCACTCACTCTCACGACAAGGGCCGTCGTGCTGACAGCCGCAGATGTGGGGAGGCGGTGCGGCTTGGGCGACAATCTTCGTGCCGACGACATGGGCCGCACCCATCGGAAACCCCACATCGGGAGGCGGTGCGGCTTGGGGCATCGGGTGTTCGTACAGCGCCTCGTATTCCTCGGCCTCTGTCGGCGGGCGGGGAGGCGGTGCGGCTTGGGCGAAGTACCGGGTGACGATGGTGGCGTGACTCAGGCGCGGCCCCGTGGTTCCCGGTCGGTCTGAACATTGGGCGTTCAGGTCAGCGATGAGCGCGGCCCACTCGATGTCCGTCTCGGGAGGCGGTGCGGCTTGGGCGAGTTGGCGACGCAGTAGGTCGTTCTCCTGCTCCAGCGTTCGCTCGCGGTCCTTACCCTGCTTTCGGCCTTCCATCCATGCGTCGTCGGGAGGCGGTGCGGCGTGGGCGAGGGCGGCACGGACAATCTCACGGACACGGACAGCGCCGGTAAGCGTCTGCCGCTCGACCATGATGTCGAGCGCATCGAGCGCCTCTCGCAGCGCCTCTCGGGGGTCCGGCCACTCCTTCTCGACGGGCTCACCGCTGGTCCAGTCGGTGTACTTCACGACGCCTTGCCCTCGGTGACATCAAGCAGCAGCTCGTCCATCTTCGGGTGGGCGTAGGCCCACTTGGCGAAGGCAAGCAGCCCGTTGAAGGCGACGACCATGTAACGGTCGATGTCGATGTGCTGCCACTGCCAGCCGGTCGGGGTCAGGTGCAGCAGGCTGATGCTGTTGACCCGGCGCAGCAGGTCGGTGGCCTCAACGTCCACGACGTCGTCCCTGCCCACAAACTCGCCGAGCGAATAGGCCGTGGCCTGAAGCGCATGCTCGGGGTACGTGTTCTTACCCGACTTCAGGTCCACGATGTGGATGTCCTTGCGCTTGTCCTCACCGAGCAGGTCGAACGACCCGGCGTAGCCCTTGCTCAGGTTGTAGACCTGTGCCTCGGAGCGCAGGACCTTGAACCCGGTGGTCGCAAGCCAGTGCTTGTAGTGCTTGATGTAGGGCAGCGCGTCCTTGTCCACCTGACCGAGCGGCAGGTTGTCCTCGACCGCCTTGTGGACACGCTTGCCCAGCGATGCTGCCCGGTCACGCTCCTCGTCGGCTGCCTGTCGCAGCCACGTCTTGGCCGCAGTCGTGACGAGCGGGTCGTTCGACGTGAGCATCCGGTTCAGGTCACTGACGTGGTCCACGCTGCGGTTGACGACCTGCGTGATGGCCCACTGGTGGAGCGGGAAGCTGAGCCCTGCCATGCGCCGGATGGTCGTGACGCTGGGGTACTCGACGCCCTGCCATGTGTAGAACCGGAGGCCTGACTGGTCCGTCCGTGCATTGCGCGGACCTATCTCAACGAGGGGCATCTGCTGTCTCCTACTTCCGCCATGCAAGGCGAGCGACTTCGATTGCAACGAGGGCGCAGCTCACTGCACCGATGATGTTGAACGGGGTGGGGGCAAGCACGACGCAGCCAGCGGTGACAGCAACCCCGAGCAAGGCACGCCAGCTCAGGCGCTCGTCGGTACCAGCCGCCGCCAGTACCTTCCGGCTAACCAGCACCACGACCGGGTCGTTCGGGAGGGTGGGCTCTTCAATCTCAGCTGTCGCCATCAGACCACCTTGTTCCATGGCTGGACCACGATGAGGACACCGGGTCGTGGGCCTTGCTCGTCGTACTGGTCGCAGTACAGCTTGGTTGCCACCACCTTGACCACCTGACTGTCGTCGTTCCAGACGTCAGCGTCGGTCAGCGCATCGAAGATGGCGCGGGTCAACTTGTCGAGGTCGGGTGCCCGGGTCACGTACAGGGGCGAGCCCTGCCGGACGAGCGGGACGGTGCGCTTGCCGTTGACCGGCAGGTAATGCTCGGCTGGACGCTTGAGCCAAAACTCAAGGCGCACTGCGATGGGTCCACTGATGGTGTCCGCCCCGTCCTTGGCCTTCTGCTCCATGGCATAGGCGCATACCTGACTGCGCCATGTCGCCAGCCCGAGACGGTTGGAGTCGATGACGATGGGGATGTTCGTGCCCTTGCGGAGCAGCGCCCGCTTGGAACCCTGCGGGACAGGGTTACCGGGCACGAACAGGTTCACGCTGACACCTGCCGGTGACCTTGATGAAGGCCCGCCGAGCAGGACTCACACCGGTCGTTCCGGCTCTTGGGCGATGCCCGACCGGCGCTGCATCGCACGCCATCCTTGACGCAGGTGCAGCGGTCCCGGTGGGGCAGCTCGTCGCTCACGAGCTGACGACTCGGCTGGCGATGTACGCCTCGACGTCGGCCATCTTGTAACGCCGGTTCCTGCCCATCAGGTAGAAGGGCAGCTCGGACGGCGGGATGGTCCGAAGGTAGTTGACGTGGATGCCGATGTGTTCGGCGGTCTGGGTCGAGGTCATCCACCCATGCGGACTACGCTCGTGGCTATGGGGTTTGGTTGGTTCGGTCATGGTCACCGATGTCTCCTTTCGGGTTGGCATGTATCAGAGTGTAGCAGAAGATTGTCACTGTGACAGGCCTAGTGTCACGGCGTTACAGCTGGGCAGAAACACAAAGAGCCCCTTGGTACCACCGCCGGGACGGTGGGACCAAGGGGCCCTCTGTTCGTTGACTCTACCGCATGTCCTCCGCATGTTGCGGCTCAACATGCGGAGCAGAAACTAGCGGCGCTTCGGAGTAAGCAGGACAGCCACGGTGCCGATGACACCGAGGATGAGCAGCAGCGGCAGCATCGGAGTCGAGCCGCCTGAGCTGGACCCACCGGCCACGTCGGTCGGCGGTGCGGTGGGAGCGGGGGTTCCGGGGGCAGCCGGGGTCGGCGTGCCTTCGAAGGTATCGCGGCAGACCGGGCAGTCGATGGTCCGGCTGAACAGGACTTCGGTGTCAGCCGCGTTGCTGATGGTCACGGTGTGGACACCCGGCGTGACGAATACCTCGCCGACGGTGCCGTTACCGAGAACGTCGATGAGTGTCACCAGCTGCCCGTCCACCCTGACCTTGAGCAGGATGATGAGCAGCACCGAGCCACGGATGCTGAGCGCCGACTGACCGACCGGAACCGTCACGCCAGCAGGACAGGTCGCGATGCTGAACGTGCCGATGCTGACCGGCGGTGTCGGTGTCGGAGTAGCTCCCGGCGGGGTCGGGGTTGGTGTCACGATGGGGGTCGGCGTCGGCGTCGCTGTGGGCGTCGGCGTCGGGGTGGGAGTCGGCGTCGGCGTGGGGGTCGGCGTCGGCGTGGGTGTGGGAGTAGGCGTTGGCGTCGGAGTAGGCGTTGGCGTGGGCGTCGCGCCCTCGTTGCAGCCACTGAGCGTCAGCGTCCCGGCGCTGCCGGTGTAGGTGACCGACGCGCTGGTCGGCGGGTAGTTGTCGGCGCTGATGTCCAGCGTCAGGTGCCACGCACCGCCACCCTGCTGCTCCCAGCCGGTGTAGGTGTGGCCGTTGATGGTCAGGCTGGTCGGGCTGTCACCGGTCCAGACCCAGAGCATGGTGCCTGTGGTGCTGGGCTGGCAGGAAGCCGACGGGTAGCCGTTGCCCTGCCACGTACCAGTGGCGGCAAGAGCAGCCGGGGCGCTGATGAGCAGCATCCCGATGACTGCAAGTGAGACGAAAGCTTTCCTCATGTTGCCTCCTAGAAGCATGTGTCGCAGGTGCAGTGCGGACGTTTGCCGGACTCGCACCGTGGGCTGGCGTCATGGTAAGGGACGGCCTTGCCCGGGTTTGCCATGGCTTCGGCGCACGTCGGGCAGTCCATGTCCCGAAGGACCTGCGTTCCCTTGTACACCTTGGTGATGCGAGCGGCACTCGCACTGGCCGGATTGGATGGATGCCCCGGCTTCTCGTTCATCACTCCTCGCCCGGGAGGGTGATGGTGACGATGGCCGGGTTGCCGACCGGCGGTTTGTCGTGGATGTAGCGGACGAGTTGGTTGGCCCAACCGAACATGTTCCCGGTGATGCCACCGAGCCAGTCGTCCAGCCCGGGGTAGCGCACCTTGGCTGCCTGCCATGCGGCGTCGTAGTCAGCCCGGTCCCACTCGTCGGTGACGGTGTCGGGGATGTCGAGCAGGGTCGGGTCCTCGTCGGCGACAGTGAGCATGGCCTTGGCCGTCAGCTCTGCCGCCATCTGGTAGGAGTCCTCGCCCTTCATGCCCGGTTGGTGCCACGGCGAGTCGCCGGTCATTGGGTCAGGCAGCGCGGCTAGCTTGTCGCGCCATTCCTGCGGGGTCACCAGCTCCACCTGAACGCCCGCTTGATGCGCTCCCAGAGTGACAGGCGATGAGCCTGTCGAACAGGGGCGTCGTAGTAGCTGGCCCGGATGTGCTGGATGGTGTGGTCAACGTTGCTCGGTTCGTTCAAGTGGCTGTCTCCTTGGTGTGGACAAGTTGTGGGAAACCCAGTGGACTGGGGGGCGGGGGGCGAGCGGGCGGGTGTGACCGCGCCCGCTCGTGTGAGCTACGCCTTCTGGGTGTGGACCTGACCGACGCCGTTGCGGACGCCAGCCACGGTGAGGTAGTCGCCCGTCGAAGAGTGCTGGGTCGCCATCTTCCCGCGAGGCGAGGCGTAGCCCGACACCTTGGCCCGCTGGTTCTTGATGCGCTTGCCAGCGAACCGCTCCGACTTGCCGATGGGCACGAGGGTGTAGCTCCCCGGCTGCGCCAGCTTGCCCGCACTCAGGTCGTTGAGGACAACGACCGTCTTGCTGCGCTTGGGCAGTGCTGCCCGGAGCTGGCGGTCAGCGAAGTCGATGTACACCCGCTGCCGCCAGACGTGGACGCCGGTCACACCCGGCATCGGCAGGATGGCGAGCGCAAAGCTGCACTCGGTGGATGAGTTGGCCTTGCCATCACGAAGATGGGTGCCGGTGAGGACAACGGGGATGGTGCCGGTGTCCAGCTCGGTGATGGGGCGACCGTCCGCAGTGATGCGGTCGGTCGGTGCTTCGGTGATGCCCGCGAACGGGTCGGTCTTGGACAAGTGGCTGTCTCCTTGTAGGGGTGAGAGGGTGGTGGTGCCTAGTGATGGTATCTGTGGGAGCTACTCCTTGTCTGTGTCGGGAAGTGCCAGTGTATCAGCTCTCGGGTCGATGATGTCGAGGTAGTGTTGCGTGTCCAGTCGGCAGCCGTCGTTCTCGTCGTCGCTGTTGCCGTACTGGATGGCGGCGTACAGGTGGCGGACCTCGTGCGCGTCATTCGGACCGCCCCGCGCAAGCCGCAGCCGTGCCGCCTCCACAAGCATCTTCCCGGCCTTGGCTTCCAGCGCCTCCGGCTCCACGTCCAGCCCGCTCGGCGGTGCGGCTTGGGCGAGTCTCGTGGTCGTTGCAAGGCACGTCTCGTACAGGTCGCGCCAGTACGCCACTTCGGGAGACGGTGCGGCTTGGGCGAGGGCGGCACAGCACGAAAAGACCTCGCCTTCAAGCACGGTGCCGCAATGGATACAGGCCGCTTCTCGCAGCGCCTTTCGGGGGTCCGACTCACTGCGCTCGCTCATCAGCGTGTAGCCTTGGCTAGGCTGATGAGCTGAGTGATGAGGCAGACACCGATAAAGGTGGCTGCGCCAACGCTGACCGGGTTGCCGGTGGCAGCAACGAACCCCACGTTCAGTGCGAGCAAGCCGCCATTGAGGATGGTCAGCAGGTACATCAGCATCGACAGCCTCATCGGTTGCCGTCCATCAGCCGGTCCTCGGCCTCGGACAGGCGACGACCGAGCAGCAGCTCGACCAGCGCCAGCCTGTCAGCTCCACTGAGCGTGACCTCAACGTCGTAGATGCCGACGTGAAGGGTGACCTCAACACCCCGGGCCATGGACCCGGGCTCGACTTCGATGAGCGGGTTGGCGGCGGAGGCCATGACGCCCCCGCCGTTGGACACGATGCTGACGGCGGTCGCCAGCGTCGTGCCCGGAACGATGAGGACGCTCACGACTGGACCTCGTACCGGTCAGACGAGAGGACCTCGACCGGATGGCTGTGCGGGTACTCCCGGGTCAGCTCGCACTGGTGCGGGCCGACGTTGGTCATGACGATGACCGGGCAGCGGGTCACCCCGGCCTTGCCGGGGCGATACCACTTGGACGTGCGTGTTCTCGTGTGCATTGCTGTCTCCTATCCGACCCGGTGGACCGGGTCAATCCAGACTTCGGAGTCGTTGGACTCACTGGCTGTGAGGTCATCGACCTCAATGGATGCGGCAACCCTTGGTGCCACGGTGTGGTTGTCCTTGGGCTCACGCCCTTGGATGAGGCCACCGGCATGGCAGTCCTCGCACGGACACCAGAGCGTGCCGCTCCGGGGCAGTGCGATGACCTCATGCGGGCAGTGCGAACACTGGTTGGCCGGGTCGATGAGGACGGTGCGCTTCATCGCTTGGCCGTCTTGGGGTCACGAGCGGCGGCACTGAGCGTGTCGCCCAGTGCCTTGCCGATGTTGACCGCCAGCTCTGCCCAGTCACCGGTGAACGGGATGGTCCCGGCCTCGCCGTACATCTCGGCGAAGTTGTTGTTGGGGGTGATGGCGATTGCCAGCACCCGGGTGCCTCGCTCGCGCAGCTCCTGCACTGCGTTGTAGACCAGCGCCACGCCGTTGTTGCCGACACCGTCGTAGCTCCCGGTCTGGTAGTTGTACCGACCGAGGTCCCGGTTGGCCGACAGCCACGAGGGCAGGCCATCCGACACGACGATGAGCAGGTCAACCTCGCCCTTGCGGTGCGAGCGGCGGACCTTGTCACCGACCCACTTGATGGCGTAGCCGTCGCCGTTGCCACCACCGACCGCACCAGCCATGAAGCCGACGTTCTGCCGACCCTGACTGTTGGTGATGATGGGCCACATCGCGACCTCGCCAAACTGGGAGGCGGTGTTGTGCATCCAGACGTTGAGCCTGACCGTGGGCTGTCCACGGAAGGCGTCGGTCAGGGTGGCGGTGATGTCGATGGCCTTCTCGATGCGCGTCGCAGCCGAGCCGTCCTCGTTCTGCTGGTCGCCCGATGTCATCGAGCCGGACCCATCCACGAGGATGTGGACGTTGACCTTGGTCGCACCCGGCGCGAGCCGGTCGCGGAAGATGTCGGTCCGGGCAGTGGCCTGCTGACGCCAGACGTTGCGAGGGTCGAGCCGACCCTCATCGAGGCGGTGCGCCCAACCCCGGGGCGATGTGCGGGACCGCACGAAGGCGGTGCGAACGGCGGCGACCACAGCTGCGTGGACCGTCGGCTCGTGATAGTACCTGTCGGCTTGTGCCATGTGCGTGCTGTCTCCTTGAGTGGTGGCGTGGTACGAAGTGTACCACGCCGTGGGATTATCGGTTCCTGAGCCGAGCGTACTCGGCCCGCTGTTCAGCGAGCTGTCCGATGGACCGGACCTCGACCTTGGCGCTGCCCCACTTGGTGGTGGCAACCCGCTCGACGTTTGCGTCCACATCGAGAGCCCGCTGCAAGAGCGCACCCTCTTCGGCCTGACGCCAGTTGTCAGCACCACGGTTAGTGCGGTCAACGTCGCCCTGCAAGTCGTGAGCATCGAAGTCCTGCGGGTATTCGCGGGGCTTGTCGGTGTCGTCCTCGTCGCCGACCTCGGTCGCAGTCTCGGCCTCGTCGCCCGAGTCCTCGCCGTCGTCGCCGTCCTCGTCGCCTGCCTCGTCGGTCAGGTCGTCGGGGATATCAACCTTGGACCCACCCTTCTCGGACTCGGCGTCGTCCTCGGACTCGTCCTCGTCCTCGACCTCGGCATTGCCGTGCGTCGGGTCCTCGTCCTCGTCCTCGTCCTCGTCCTCGACGCCGGGGTATCCGCCCTCGTCGTCGCCGTCCTCGTCCTCGTCCTCGTCGCCGTCCTCATCCCCGGCCTCGTCCGACTCCTCGCCGTCCTCGTCCTTGGAGAAGTCGTCGCCGAAGCGGTCCTTCGACTTGGTGCCGGGACCCTCGTCCTCGCCGTCGTCGTCACCGGCTGGACCCACCGGACCGCAGACGGGGCCGGGGGGCTGGACCGGGGGCGTGATGGTGACCGGCTCCGCGTTGCGCAGTCGGTCCAGTGCGATGTCCACGAGGGCGACCATGCCCTCGCCGTCGCGGTCGGCCAGTGCCTTGTACTCACGGCCCCATTCAATCCACCACTGGCGCTCGGCCCGGGTGGCTGCGTCGCTGGACCACATCGCGGTCCATGGGTAGCGGATGGAGCGGGCCGCGAAGTTGACCCGGTCCACCATCTTGCCGTCCTTGCCCTTCCAGCGCAGACGCTCGCCGACCATGTCGGTGTTGAGCGCAACCCAGTGGAGCATGGTCGGGAAGATGTCCCGGGCAATCGGGAGCTGCTCTGACATCCTCGCCTCAAGGCGGGCGTCGTCCCCGATGTTGAGCATGGTGTAGGCCAGTTGGTCCCACTGCTTGACGCCCCACTGCTGACCGGTCGGCTTGCCGTAGGCCCGCTCGATGACCGGCATGTTGGGGAAGGTGTAGAGGGTGTGCCCAATCTCGTGCAGGACGAGGCCGGTCATCACCGTGCATGCCGTGCTGACCTTCAAGCCCTTGTCGAAGATGGGCTTGTAGCTGACGACGATGCGCTTGGTCCCGGGCTGCGTGTACGCCTCGGTTCGCCCTGACAGCGAGACGAGGTAGCGGTCGCCGGTGTTGGGGTCACGGAAGGTATCGACCACGGCCTGCACGGCCCGGGTGATGTCAACCAGATGCTCGGTCGTCGCTTCTCTCTTGCTCACTTTCGAGAAGCGGTTGCGTTCCTTGCCGAACGCCTCTTCGAAGATGCTGAGTGCCACTGGTGCTGTCTCCTGTGCTGGCTGGTGAGGCCAACGACTAGATGTCGTCGGCCTCGCTGATTGCATCGACGTCCACGTCCAGCGTGCTGGTCGCGGCTGCCGGGAAGTAGGTGTCCACGATGATGCCGAGCGCCTCGGAGTCCTCGACCCCAAACTGCGCTTCGAACGTGGACTCGACCGCATCCCGGGCTGGTGCCCCGTCCACGATGTCGGTCGCGATATCCACCAGCATCCGGGGCGATACCCCGGTGCCGGACGGGAAGCGCATCAGGTCGTCCTTGAGCGGACGCTGATGGTTCGCCATCTGGACGAGCGTGTCGGCCTGCGCCTTGTCGATGCCGGTGACGGCAACGAGGACCTCGACCTCGACGGTCGGTGTCGGGTAGCTCAGGCGGATGCCTGTGCCGAAGCGCTGGGTGACAGCCGCGTCCATCGGCTGGGTGCCGACGTACTCCGCGCCGACGTTGGCCGTCATCACGACGAGCATCCCGTCGGGGAGCGTGAAGTACTCGCCTGCATCAGGCGACCAGACCGACTTGGTGTCGTCCAAGAGGGACAGCACCGCGTTCAGGGCCTGCGGCGTCTCCGCCCGGTTCGCCTCGTCCAGCAGGACGATGCAGCGCACGCTCTGCTTGAGCGCAGCCCCGAACGGGTTGTACTGGAAGTTGAAGCGACCGGTCACGCGGTCCTGCTTGAGGCCACCGAACCAGTCGTCAGCCGTGCGGACCTTGCCGCCCGACTGGATGATGAGCGGGACGCCCATCGCCTCGGCAAACTTGCGGACCATCAGCGTCTTGGCCGTGCCCGAAGGCCCGGTCACGACGACGGCACCGCGCTCGCCGCGCTGGCGGCGGTTCCACGTCCGCTCCATGCGGTCGTAGAAGCGGGCCGGGATGTGGACCTTGTCGAGGACGACCATGTCCTGACCGGCGATGGTCTTGCGCTTGACCTTGAGGACAGGCGCAGCTGCCGGGATGAGCGCACCGATGTCCTGCACCGGGGCGTCGATGATGACCGGCGCTGACGCGGCTGCGACCACGACCGGTTCCGGCGTGGGCTCAACCTCGGCAGGCACGGCCTCGATGACCTGTGGTGCGACGGGTGCTGTCGGCGTCGGCAGCTGGGTCGTGGCCTCGACGTCCGAGGCGAGCGCCTCGGTGATGCCGGACTTGACGACGTACTGCTTGGTGCGCCAGTTGCGCTCGACCTTGCCCCAGTCCGCGATGAAGCGGTTGACGTAGCCGATGTTGCCCGGGTTGACCCGGCGCATGGTCACGGCGTACACAGCGCCGTGCGTCGTGGCGAGCATGCCCTGCTCATCGCTGAGCGTGACCACGTCGCTGTTGACGATGATGGAGCAGCCGCCGGGACCGTAGTCCAGTGGCTGGCCCTTGACTGCCTTGCCCCGGCGCAGGACCTCGTGTCCTGACGGCAGGGCGGGGATGTTCGCCATGTTGTGCTGTCTCCTGTGGTGGATGGCTGTGGCACGTAGTGTACCACAGTGGCACCAAGCGGTGCGGTCAGGCGCTGACACCGTGCGTGGTCGGTGGACACTCGGCCCCGGTCCCCTTTGGGATTGTCGGTCGCCCGGGGACTTCAACCCCGTCCTGTGTCAGAGCCTGACCGGACCGCTAGGGTCCGTGAGGTCAACGGACCTCAAGCATCCCGGTCGTCAGGTCGTTGACGACGTTCTGCAACGCTTGGCGCTCGTCGGTCGCGAGGACCGCGTGCTTGAGGATGTAGACGGCGCTCGCCTTGACCTTCTCGTGAACGTCGGCCAGACGCTGATGCTCAGCGGCTGCGGCCTCGACCTGCTGCCACTCGGCGATGGTGGCCTTGGCGTCGAACGGGGCGTACTCTCGCGGCGAGAGGTAGCCACGGTTGGCCCGGGTGCGCTCGTCAATGGCGCGGTGCCTGTTGCAGCGCAGCTGCGGGTAGTCCCCGATGTGCTGCTTGCCCTCGGCGTCGGTCCACGCCTCGGCCCACGCTGCGGCCTTGTCGCACGACCGGGAGTAGTACGAGCCGGAACCCGACGCCACGAAGCGACAGGTCACGCGGTTCGCCAGCTCCCGGCTGGGTGCGATGTGATAGGCGACGACGTCGTCGCCGTACTTGGTCAGTGCTGGCACTGGTGCTGTCTCCTGTTGACCTGCCTTCATTCAGGCTCCGACCGGTCAGCGTCGGAACGACGCCCCGAAGGGCGTTTCGGCTCAGTAGCAGTCCTCCACCCGGCGAGCAGCAGCTGCCCGCTCGGCGTTCGGCTTGGCCCCACGCCGGACGACCCAGCGTGTGACCAACATGACGGCGATGATGACCACGAGGGTGAGCATCAGTCGTTGTAGGCGATGCCGCTGACTGGGTCGTGCCCACGGTCCTCGGCTGGACGGGTGTCGAGGTAGTGGCCGAAGTCGGCCTTGACGTCGTGAACGAGGCACCAGTCGTCGTAGTTGACGGCGCACTGGTCAGCGGCCTTGCGTTCGGCCAGCGTCTCCTCGGTCCAGTTGCCGAGGTTGCGGTCACGGCTCATCGACTCAGCTCCTTGGCTGGCAGCTGCTTGAGGACCGCGCTGCGAACCCATGGGCTCACGATGCGACCCTTGGACTCCTGCTCCCTGAGCAGGCTGCGGAGCGCGGCCTGCTTGGCCTGCTCGGTGGTGGTGTACATGCTGTCTCCTTGACCTGCCGTCATCAGGCCCCAGCCGGTCAGTGCTGGGACGACGCCCGCTCTGGGGCGTTTCGGCTGTTAGCTGGACCAGTACGTCTCGCTGCGCGGGCTGGCCGTGAACGGGGTGTCGATGCAGCCCGGGCAGTCGCTGTCGTGGGTCACGCCGTAGGGCGAACCTTCCGGGCCGATGACCTTGCCCCGGACCGTGTGGACCGGGCGAGCGGGCTCGGGCTCGGCGACCGTGAGGTCCTGCCGCATCCCGGTGATGAGGGCGATGGCCTCGCCAAGGGCGACCCAGCGGGCTGCGGCCAGCTCCCGGGCGATGACGCTGGCGGTCCGGTCCATGTAGATGGCCCGGGCACGCTCTCGGCCCGCTTGGGCCTCTTGGACCAGCGCCCAAGCCTGAGCCGGGGTGAGGTCAACGTGAGTGAAGGTGTCCATGGGGAGCTGTCTCCTCGGCTGTTCTCAGCCTCATCAG